AGCAGATAAGTCAATTGGTTTATTTACTTGACCACGAATATCTATGAGATATACTTATTATATGGAATATAAGATACCTGAGTCTATAGAGATAAAGAAGTTAAGGAATAAGGATCATAGACACTTTGTTGTGTTGCCGTTCAAAGCGATTATAGATAAGAAAGTATCTGCCGCCAATATAAGAACATTAGGGATATTAGCAGCGTACTGTAACAAACAAGGATTTAGTATCGTTGGCTTGAGGACAATGGCGAGTAAGTTACAAACAAGCTATCAGAATGTCTTTAACCAACTAAAGAAGTTAGAAGAGCTAGGGTATGTAGAGAGTAGAAAACGATCTGCCTATCCAGGCATACGAGGTAACTTGAGACGAATTATCTTTGATGACTCAATCAAGTGGGATGATGTAAAAGGTTATATGTTGGATAACGAAGATATTAAGCATATAGTCAAAGTAAATAAGATTGATAACTTTGAGGAGTAGTTATGATTGAATTTGCATTTGTCATGGTAATTAATTTAATGCCTGAGCCATTTTCTGAATGGGAGTATGTTGGAAATTTTAACTCGTGCCAAGAGGCGGTGTTGTATGTCAACTTACATTATCCAGATCCAAATGAAGTTGAAATGGAATATAGATGTTTGCAAAAGGAATATATTTCCCTACCAAAAGATACACAGATTATTAATAGAGACATGAAGAATGGATCTGTAAGATATTATGATTCGCATGATGTCTGTAAAGTAAAAAGGAATTGTACTGAAACTTAAAGAGTTCTACCATATGATATGCGATGAGTTTAACAATGGTAACAACTTAGAGTATAAGTGGACGAGAGCAGATGGGTATTGGAAAATGACTAAGGGGTTTTTCAATGGTGGTCGTGAAGTCTCTGTCCACTCCCTAGCACAAGCGTTGAAGTATGATAAGCAAGCGAAAGAGTTAAAGAAGAAGAAGAAGAAGCAACCCAAGAGTAAGAAAATTATTAATAAATACAAAGGAGATTAGCGTGAGTGATTTGAAACCATTTCTAGTTAGACTAACACCAACCAGTGTTGATCTGCTAGGTAAGGCAGCAAAGGAACAAGAAAAGACTAAAGCTGGGATTATTAATGAAGCAATCAAGTCCTATCTTGGCAAAGACATAAACAGTAGACTAAACAAGTTATGAAAAAAACTGTTCGGCTAGATTTACCTTACCCACCAAGTGTTAATACTTATTGGAGGGCAAATGGACATAGAAGATATATTAGTCCAGCTGGGGTAAAGTTTACCGAAGAGGTATCGCTTGTTGTCAAAAATAAAAAACCGCAAACATTTGGCGATAAACAAGTTGCCATAAGCGTAATGATTCATCCTAGATCTAAACGAAAGTTTGATTTAGACAACACCTTAAAAGCTATTTTAGATGCATTAATGAAAGCTGGCATGTATGATGATGATAGCCAGATTGAATATATCGAGATAGCTAGAGGGGAACACATCGATGGCGGTAAAGCTGTCGTACATTTATATGATTATATAGGAGAAGAACATGGCTCAGGATTATGAAGTTAAACCAGGACAAGGATCAGTTTGGCCGAACGACCGCAAAACAGAAGATTGGCATGCAGATCATAGAGGGAAAATATTATTACCTGATGGAAGTGAACACTACATCGATTTATGGAATAACGAAAAGGGTGGAAAGACTTGGATGGGGATCAAGATTGGTAATCCTGTTCAGAACGCAGGTAGCCCCACACCAGTACAAAATAAAGCCCCAGCTAGTGCGCCTGAAAGTTTTTCAGAAATAGAAGATGATTTACCCTTTTAATGGCTGAAACTAAAAACAAAAACAAACCTATACCTAGTTTATCTGGGTATGGCGGTGTTCGCTCACTTCAGAGAAATCTGGAGAAAAGCACGACACTTGCTGCAAACAGAGAGGCTGTCGCGTACAGCCTTCTTTGTATGGCAAACACTAAAATAACTGATGTTATGGAATGGGATGATAAAGGTAATGTTCAAGTTAAAGCAAGTAAAGATATTCCTGAGCATTCACTACAGGCTATTAAATCAATTAAAATTGATAAGGATGGTATGATAGCTGTAGAGTTTTGGGATAAAGTACAGGTATTACGATTACTTGCAAAAGCAAGTGGCTTACTTGATAACCCAGATGAATCCGATAAACCAAGTGTAATTGGTATTAATATTAAAGCACCAGAGATAATAGATGAAGATTAACTGCCCTAAGTGCAATAAAGAAACAAGAGTAGATCGTGTTTATAGATTTAGTCCTACAAAGTTTTCTGAGTGGTCTTATGTCTGTGATAAATGCGATATAACAATAAATGTATCTTGGAAAGATAATGAATCCTAAAAACACCCAAGTGGGTGGTAATCACTATACTAAGATGAAGATACAGCCTATGGAGTTTTCTATGGCTAATCAACTTAATCCTATGCAACATACAATTATTAAGTATGTCACAAGGGTAGACTTAAAAGGTAATGGTGATGAAGATATAGATAAGGCAATACACACTTTACAACTTTGGAAGCAATGGAGAAAAGAGCATGGACATCAAGCTACAGATTGATCAACTGCGCAAAGAGTTTACAATGGCTAACCAAAATAACTCAAGGGTTATGGAGGTTATTGATGCTTTGTATACAGAGAATCAAGAACTCAAGCGTATGCTGACAATGAAGTTCAAAGACATAGACGATGAGCAATAAGAAAGTCCGTAGTGCCAAAACTCTTGCTGGCCCAGGAATTGATTTAGATTTTACTGGAGCTAGAACAACTTATGATTTCTTACAGGATAATTCTTTTGTTAGAGGATTAATGGGGCCAGTAGGTAGCGGTAAGTCTTACGCTTGTGCTGCTGAAATTATGATGCGTGCTGTCAGGCAGAAACCATCACCACATGACAATGTTCGTTACACGAGATTTGTTATTGTTCGTAACTCATATCCTGAACTAAAAACAACCACAATCAAAACATGGCAAGAGATATTTCCTGAAAATACTTTTGGGCCAATGTTATATACACCACCTATAACACATCATATTAGATTACCTAAGCGTGGTGATGCTTGTGGAATAGACTGCGAAGTTATATTTCTAGCACTCGATCAACCAAAAGATGTTAGAAAACTTTTATCATTAGAACTAACGGGGGCATGGGTTAATGAAGCTAGAGAACTTCCTAAGGCAGTTATTGATGGTCTTACTCATCGGGTGGGTCGCTATCCTACTAAGCGTGATGGTGGCCCTACATGGCATGGAGTCTGGATGGACACTAACCCAATGGATGACGACCACTGGTGGTACAGACTGTCAGAAAAAGACAAGCTGTCAGGAAAGTTTGCTTGGCAGTTTTTTAAACAACCAGGCGGTGTGGTCGAAGTCCAGCCTGAAGATTTACCAGACAATCCAGAATCAAACGATCACATCTTCTCAGGAGGAAGATGGTGGACACTAAATAGAAAAGCAGAAAATGTAAATAACTTACCTAGTGGTTATTACATGCAAATGCTAGGCGGTAAAAACCTAGATTGGATACGCTGTTATGCTGAAGGTAAATATACCTATGTACAAGAAGGCAGACCAGTATGGCCTGAGTACAACGATCAAATGATGAGTGGCGAAGTAGAATATGATCCACAACTACCTATTCATGTTGGACTTGACTTTGGTTTGACACCTGCCGCAGCTATTGGGCAAAGACTTAACAATGGTCGATGGGTTATCTTGCATGAGATAGTCACAGAAGATATGGGATTGGAAAGGTTTGGTAATCAGTTGTTAGCAGAGCTTAATGCCAAGTATCCTAAAGCACAAGTATTAATATGGGGTGATCCTGCTGGTATGCAAAGAGATGCAATCTATGAAGTAACTGCATTTGATTATTTACGAACACTAGGATTGCGTGCGCAACCCACTGCATCTAATAACTTTAAGGTTAGGCGAGAGGGAGCAGCTGCGCCAATGCAAAGATTAATTAATGGTAAACCTGGTTTGATTGTGGATAAATCATGTAAGATGATAAGAAAGTCATTAGCAGGTGGCTATCATTTTAAGCGTATTGCTGTCGGTGCAGGACATGAAAGGTTTAAAGATAGTCCAAATAAAAACGAACACTCACACATTGGCGATGCTTTTGGTTATTTAATGTTGGGTGGGGGCGAGCATAAACGAATGACTAAGAACAGTTTAGCAGCTAATACGATGATTGTGCAGACTGTTGCGACAGCAGAGTTTGATGTATTTAAGTAAGACAGTAGAAATATTAAAAGAAATGCCAGTAGTAAAGGGAGCTTATTTTTTACCATTTCATATTGATCATATTAAAAACTTTGAGTGGGACATAAAGTATGAATCGCCTAAATCAATTACGCTTAAAGATAGAATCCGCCACTTGGACATACAGTCTCAATGTGGCCCTAGTATTACTGCATTCGTTGGCGATACTCCTGTTGCTGTGTTTGGGTGTTTTGTCATGTGGCATGGTGTTGCTGAAGCGTGGTCTATATTTTCAGAGAAAGCTAGACGATATCCAATAGCTATGACTAAAAGTGCTATATCATTCTTTGATACCTGTGAGATATCATTTGGTTTACATCGCTTACAAATCACAGTAAACTCTAACGATAAGAGAGCTTTGTCTTGGGCAAAATATTTAAAGTTTGAATCAGAAGGTTTGATGAAACAATATAGTGCTGACAAAGATGATACATTTATAATGAGGAGAAAGTAATGGGAAGTCTTATGGGTGGCCCACCAAAGCCAGATACATCAGCAGCAGAAGAATCTTTAAGAATGTCTAGGGAACAAACTGCTAAAGCAACAAAAGAAGCAGAAGAAGAAAGAAGAGAAAAAGGAGAATTTACGGCTTCTAAAAGGAAAGCACAAAGAGGCGGTGGTTCTCGTATGTTATTAGCAGATCGTCTAACGCCTGAAACAGGAATAGATGATGAATACAAAAAGACTTTAGGTTAGAACAATGGCATTAGATTTTGGAATGGCACTATCTAAAGGATTAGTTGCTCCACAAAAAGAATTACAAGAAGAGTTACGAAAGCTTGCTGGCGATCAGTTTAAGTCAGAAGATTGGTGGAACAAACAACTTGATCGACAAATCAAAGAAGGCATTACAAAAACTAAAACCAAAACACAATACCTTGCTAAGTCAAGCAATTATAGCTTTTTTGCTGGTGGTAGTCAGCCATCTTGGGTAGATGGTACAGGTCAAGGAGCTACAGGTATGTATGGATCTGGGCCTAGTCCTTACAGATCAAATATATATGATAGCAGTATAAGAACCAGACAAGTTGATTATCAAGAGCAAAGAGATTTAGATGTTGGCGAACTTAAAGCGATTGAATCTCAAGCAAAAGAGAGAACAAGGCTGTCAAAAAGAGCTACTGCACAAGACAAGAAGGGTAAGCGTACGGCAAGAGGTAGTAGTGGTCTGATGGGAAGATCAACAAGGAAAGATGAAGGATTAGCAACAGGGTTACCAGCACTTGGCAGTTTAGGTCTTGGTATTGGCAAAACTAAATTAGGATAAATAATGGCAGAAGATAAAAAATCAAAAACAGCACAAAGAATGGAAGCGGCTACAAAAGCAGGATTAAAAAATCCAATATCAGCTGCTGCAACTAGAATGCTTGATAGGGCATTTAGTGGAGATACTGCTTCAGGAAAAAAGCAATATGATAAATTTTATGAAGAAGCTAAGAAAGCTAAATCTCTAGCAGAGTTTAGAAAAAAAATTAAAAAGTTAATGACAAAGGAGAAAAAGTAATGCCTAAAGGTTTATACGCAAATATGAATGCAAGAAAGAAAAAAGGGATTAGTCGTCCTAAATCTAAATCTACTATATCAGACAAGGCATATAAAAACATGTTAGCTGGCTTTCCTAAGAAGAAAAAGAAAATAGCATAATGGTAGCAAAGAAATATCAAAATCCAAAGGGAGGATTAAATGAAGCAGGTCGTAAACATTTTAAAAGAACTGAAGGTTCAAATCTTAAACGCCCCCAAGGGTCTGGGACTGATGGCAGGCGCGTGTCTTTTGCTGCTCGTTTTGGCGGTATGGATGGGCCACTAAAAGATTCAAAAGGCAGACCAACAAGATTAAAACTTGCATTAAAGAAGTGGGGTTTTGGTAGTAAAGAAGCCGCTCGTAATTTTGCAGCTAAAAATAAAAAGGCATAACTATGGCAATGATGAGATTAGATGCAAAGCAAGTATTAGCTAGGCATGATAAAGCACTAACTAAAAAAGAAGATTTTAGAAGTCTTTATGATGAAGCTTACGAGTTTGCATTACCACAAAGAAATTTGTACGATGGCTACTATAATGGTGGCGTACAAGGTCAAAAGAAAATGAATCGTGTGTTTGATTCTACTGCAATCAACTCTACACAACGATTTGCAAATAGAATGCAATCAGGCATATTTCCTCCACAAAGAAAATGGTGTCGACTAGAGCCTGGTTCAGATATACCACAAGATAGAAAAGCAGAAGCACAAGCTGCATTAGATGCGTATGGCGATAAGTTGTTTGATACATTAAAACAATCTAACTTTGATATTGCTATTGGTGAGTTCTTATTAGACCTATGCGTAGGTACAGCAGTTATGCTAGTGCAACCAGGAGACGATACAAATCCTATAAACTTTATTTCTGTACCACAATTTTTAGTTGCATTTGACGAGGGAGCTAATGGTCAGGTAGATAATGTCTATAGAAGAATGAAGTTAAAAGCAGAGTCTATACAAAGACAGTGGCCTGATGCAGAACTTCCAGCAGAGTTAAAAAATCTAATAGATCAAAAACCAACAGAAGAAGTTGAGTTAGTTGAAGCAACTATATTCGATCCTGAGCGTGGTGACTATTGTTATCATGTAATTGACAAAAGAAGTAAAACAGAATTAGTGTATAGAAGAATGGACAATACACCTTGGATTGTTTCTCGTTATGCAAAAGTTGCAGGAGAAACATATGGTAGAGGCCCACTTATTACTGCTATGCCTGACATTAAAACACTAAACAAAACATTAGAGTTAGTATTAAAGAATGCTTCATTATCTATTAGTGGTGTTTATACTGCGGCAGATGATGGTGTATTAAATCCAAACACAGTTAAGATTATGCCTGGTGCTATTATTCCTGTAGCTAGAAATGGTGGCCCACAAGGTGAATCATTAAGACCATTACCAAGAGCTGGTGACTTTAATGTATCACAAATTGTTATGGATGATTTAAGAGGTAACATCAAGCGTACATTACTAGATGAATCATTACCACCAGATAATATGTCAGCACGATCAGCAACAGAAGTTGTAGAGCGTATGAAAGAATTATCACAGAACTTAGGTTCTGCATTTGGTCGTTTAATTAACGAAACAATGATTCCTGTTGTAAAGCGTATGCTACAAGTAATGGATGAAAAAGGTTTGATTGCATTACCATTAAAAGTAAATGGATTAGAAATAAAAGTATCACCTGTTGCACCATTAGCAATGGCACAGAATATGGAAGAAGTGCAACAAGTATTACAGTATGCACAGATTGCACAAGGTGCTGGGCCTGAAGGCGCAGTTAATATTAAGGTAGATGAAATGATGGATTACATTGCTGAGAAGTTAGGTGTACCTCAACGACTTAGACCAACACCTCAAGAGCGTATGATGATGAAACAACAAATGCAACAACAAGCTCAACAACAACAAATGATGCAAATGGCAGCAGAAAATCCTGAAGCAACTGCACAAGTAGTAGAAGCAGCAACACAACAACAAGGATAAATTATGGGAATGTTTGATGCTGAAAGTATAGGGTATGATTACGACAGAGCAAAGTCTGCTGGCATGGGGCCTACTGGTGATGGCACAAAAGAAAATAAAGGGCATTGGGGTTCTGTAGCTCCAACAACAGAAGAAGAAAGAAAGAAATACAATTTACCTAAAGAAAGTTATATTTTGGTAAAAGGAAAAAAACATGAGTCTTGGGATAAAGCTATACAAGGTGAAGTAGCAAGAGGCTTTAAAGTTATAAAAAAAGGTAATAGATATTTTTCAGTTCCTAGTAGCCCCAGGTCTAATAGATTATTAATGCAAGATGCAGAGATAGGAGAATAACATGGCTGGATGGGAAGACTTAGAACAAGCGTTACCTCTTGATGCTAGAGATGTTAAGCAACAAAGAGATGATACAGACAGATTATGTTTAAGAGTGTTTGGTAATGATAACGGAATACAATTAATGGAATGGTTACGCAAAACCATTTTAGAGCAACCTGTAGCCTTGCCAGGTAGCGACTCTAGTTACGCATTTTATCGAGAAGGGCAAAATTCAATAATTAGAGATATAGAAGCAAGGATAATTAGAGCAAGGAAATTATAATGGAAGAAGCAATCGAGCCTAGCACGACTGAGGAAACTTCGGAAGAGGTAACTGAAGAAACAACTGGCCTACTCGACGATGCAACACCAGAAGAGGAAGTCAGTGCAGATCCAAAAGAAACAGAAATCGATCATCGTGATCCTGAAGTAGTAAAAGCAGAAGAGGGAGATGATGAGCCATTAGAAAGACCAGAATGGTGGCCTGAAAACTTTTGGAAAGAAGATGGAGCAGAACCTGATTTAGAAGGTATAGCTAAATCTTGGATGGATTTAAGAAAGCAAATATCACAAGGAACACATAAAGCACCAAAAGATGGTAAGTATGATCTAGGTGCATTTGGTGAAACTCCTGAAGATGATCCTGTCAAACAACATGTTGTTGGATGGGCAAAAGAAAATGGTATTAGTCAAGCTGCACTAGATTCATTAGTAAGTGAAGTTGTTGGCATGAATCAAAATGCTACAGAAGAATATCAAGTTAATTTAGAACAAGAAAGAAAACAACTCGGCCCTAACGCTGATGCTAGAATTAATGGCATGGTTAAGTGGGGTGCTGGATTAGTCCAGAAAGGCGTGTGGGGAAAAGACGACTTCGAAGAGTTCAAAATAATGGGAGGTACGGCAAGAGGACTTGCAGCTTTAGAAAAAGTTAGAAGTTCTTATGAAGGTCGTATTCCTATAGAAACTGCCCCAGTAGATGGTGCGCCATCAAAAGAAGAACTATACGCTATGGTCGGAGATGAAAAGTATCAAACTGATCCTGTATACAGAGCCAAAGTAGAAAAAGCTTTTTCACAAAACTTCGGTTAATATTTATTGCAATAGCCTTGATTGTATGCTACTTTACAGTTAAGGCTTATTGTATTCACTCGTAATACAACCCTTAAACGCAAGTAACCTTGTCGTATGGCTATCGTAATTAGCAAGCACAGGCCCAGACTTCTGGCATACCAAAGCGATTAATTTTTTTATTTATTAATTTCTAAGGAGAATATATATGTCTATCGGATTATCCCCAGCATATGTAACGCTCTTTGATGCCGAAGTTAAACAGGCTTACCAAGGTAAAGCTGCACTTGTAGAAGCTACAAGACAAAGACGAGGCGTTGAAGGCAATTTAGTTAAATTCCCGAAAGTTGGGAAAGGCGTGGCTACACTTCGTGTACCACAAACAGATGTTACACCACTCAATACTGACTTTTCACAAGTTACTGCGACTATGCAAGATTGGAACGCAGCTGAGTATTCAGACATCTTCATGCAACAAAAAGTTAATTTTGAAGAAAGAACAGAGTTAGTTCAAGTAGTAGCGAACGCTATTGGTCGTCGACAAGATCAACTTATTCTTGATGCTCTTTTAGCAGGTAAAGGTTCTACAGTAGCTCATGGCTCTGCAAACCTAACAGTTGCTAAACTTCGTGATGCAAAGAAAACAATGGACACTAACAATGTACCAGCAGAAGACAGACACATGATTATTCATGCAAACAACCTAGCACACTTACTATCAGAAACAGCAGTAACATCCGCTGATTTCAACACAGTTCGTGCGTTAGTATCTGGCGAAGTTGACACATTCTTAGGATTTAAATTCCACACATTAGGTGATCGTACTGAAGGTGGTCTTTCTATCGATGGTTCAAGTATTCGTTCTTGCCTAGCATTCCATAAGACTGCTATTGGTTATGGCGAAGGCATCGGCCCTAAAACTGAAATCAACTATGTACCTGAAAAAACATCACACTTAGTAAACGCAATGCTATCAGCTTGCTCAGTTGCTATTGATGGCGAAGGTATTGTTGAAGTTCAAGCAGACGAATCATAATTTAAGGAGATATAAAAATGGCTTATAACATAGACGGACTAAGCCCAGCTGGCGCACAGTCAAAAGCTGGTGATGCTCCTCAAATGTGGACTTACAAATCAGCAGATGCTAAAGCAACAGTAGCAGCTTCTGGTTATTTTAACAGTGTATCAAGTGTACTTAAAGTGGGTGATTTAGTAATGATTTATGATACTGCTACACCAGCAGCATCATTACACATCGTACTAACTAACACAGCGGCAGGTGTAGTTGATGTATCAGCTGGCACAGACCTTTCTGTAGCCTAGTTGTAGTTATAATGCAAGGGGTGGGAGTTTCGGCTCTCACCTATTTGCACAATTGGAGAATATAAATGGCATCTGGAGATACCTCATTATCAATTTGTTCTGATGCATTATTAATGCTTGGAGCAAGTCCTATATCATCGTTTACCGAAGGGACAGACGAGGCTAACATATGCGACAGTTTATATAAAGATATTAAGATTAAGACACTAGCAAGTTATCCTTGGTCTTTTTCATTTAAGAAAGTTCAGTTAGCTAGATTAATTACTACGCCTACAACTGAATACAAATACGAATATGCACTACCTGCTGATATGATAGGTACACCAAGAAAGGTGTTCATTAGTAGTACACAGGGATCAGTGCCACAAAGAGAATATAGATTAGTTGGTGGTAAGTTATTATCTAACTATGAAGAAGTGTATGTTGATTATCAATATGCAGTAGAAGAATATGAAATGCCACATTACTTTGTGCAAAACATGAAGTATCAATTAGCATGGCACTTAGCAATGCCTATTACAGACCAATTAGAAAAGACTGATTACTGGAGAACAGTAGCACAAGGCACTCCATCAGAAAATGGTCGTGGTGGTTACATGCGCCAAGCTATGAACATAGATGGGCAAGGTCAACCAACAAACGGAATACAAGACTTTACACTTATTGATGTGAGGTACTAATGGCACGCTTTGTTAGCATGCAAACCAACTTTACTTCTGGAGAGTTAGATCCTCTTGTCAGAGCTAGAATAGATATAGAATCCTATAACAATGCACTAGAAACAGCAAAGAATGTTATATGTCAGCCACAAGGTGGCGTTACTCGTAGACCTGGCACTAAATTTATAAATGAACTTACAGGAACTCCAGCAAGTGGCGTTAGATTAGTAGCGTTTGAGTTTTCTGTAGATGATAGTTATATGTTGTGTTTTACAAGCGACACTATGTTTGTATACAAAAACAAAGCATTAGTACATACAGAAGCTAGTACAGGAATTACTAGCGCTTTTTTAGACAAGATGTGTTGGACACAATCTGCTGATACATTAATTATTGTGCATCCAGATTTAGCACCTAGAAAGATAGTTCGTGGCGCATCAGATACTGATTGGACTGTTAGCACCATATCATTTGATTCTATTCCTAAATACGCATTTACTATTGTTATATTTGATACAAGTTCTGCTGGTCACTTAACACCAAGCGATGTTTCAGGAAAAGTTACTTTAACTTCACAGCATTCTATATTTACAGCTGCTCATGTTGGGCAGTATATTAATGTAGTACCACAAGGTCGTGCAAGAATTGTTGAGGTTACAACAGGCACAACAGTTAATGTTGTAACAGAGTTTCCATTCTTTGATACATCACAAATAGCTAATGCTGATTGGGAACTAGAAACAGGTTATGAAGATGTATGGTCAGCAACAAAAGGATACCCAAGAACAGTTACCTTTCATCAAGGACGATTATATTTTGGTGGTAGTAAGTCAAGGCCATCAACAATATGGGGATCGAAAGTAGCATTATTTTTTGATTTTGAAGCAGTAGAAGGACTTGATGATGATGCAGTGGAAGCCACCTTGGATACAAATACTTTTAATGCTATTACGGATATTATCTCTGGTAGGGATTTACAAATTTTTACTACTGGTGGTGAGTTTGCTGTTATCCAAGACAATATATCAGCTATAACACCATCTAATTTTTTCTTATCTACTACCTCTCGTAATGGCTCAAAAGAAGGTATACGAGTAAAGCAATTAGAATCAGGCATCTTATTTATACAAAGACAAGGTAAAGCATTATCTACTATTAATTATTCAGACACTACATTATCTTATCAAACATCTAAAGTATCTTTACTTAGTGGACATTTATTAAAAGATCCTACTAACATGGATATTAGGCGTGCAGTGGCTACAGATGAAAATGATTTATTATTAATAACGAATGCTACTGATGGCAGTATAACTGTTTACTCATTACTGCAATCACAAAATGTTATAGCACCATCTGAATTTACAACAACAGGATCGTTTATAGATGTAGGTGTAGACATTACAGACATATATACAGTAGCCAAAAGAACAGATAGTGGTTCAGATAAATATTATGTAGAAGTATTTGATGATGATTCTTTAACTGATTGTGGCGTAATAGGCACAACATCTACAACTGCTAACATGGCACACCTAGAAGGACAAACAGTTAATTGTATTTCAGATGGTTATGTAGAGGCAAATCAAACAGTACCAGGAGGAGGCACAGTTACTTTTACTAACCCACCAACTGCAAGTTCAGAGTGTGGATTACCTATTAGCATACAGATAACAACTATGCCATTAGAAACTAAGATGCAATCAGGCACAAGAATTGGATTTAAAAAACGCATAGTAGAAGTTAATGCTTTGTTGTTTGAAACACAGAACATAGTAATCAATGGTAATTTAGTTCCAATAAGAAGTTTAGGATCTGGAGCATTAGATACAGCAGTAGCAGAGTTTACAGGGACTAAAGTCTTACATGGTATACTTGGGTATAGCAATAGTGGACAAATTACTGTAACACAAAGTGCGCCATTAAAGCTTACTTTATTGGGTTTAGAATATAAAATATCGGTTTATCAAGGAACATAGGATATGGGAGCAGCAGTACCAGTAGGAATTACAATGACAAGTATGGGTGGTACAGCCGCAGCCACTGCCGCAGCATCAACAGTTACGGCAGGTGTAATGTCATCTATGATGATGAATCCAGCAATTATAAGTGCTGGTAGCACTAGCGGTGGGTTACTTGGTTCTACAGGTTTTTTAAGTAGTTTAGGCCCAATGGATGCTGTATTTGGTTTAACTCAAGGTTTAAGCTTTATGCAAGGCATACGGCAAGGCAACATAATGAAAAACCAATACAAGATACAAGAGTTACAAACTTTAGCACAAATGGAAACAGATAAATTAAATGCTATTCAAACAAGTATGGATCGATTTGACAGATTAAAAAGAATTCAAGCAGCAAACATAAACAAAAGTTATGCTGGTGGCGTTAGTGGATTAGATGGTTCTGCATTATTAAATCAAATTGTAAGTGATCAAGAATATGGAAAAGATTATAAAATTGATTTAATGAGTATAGATAGAATAGCAACTATGGGGCAAGTTAATGCAGATATATATGGTTCTTCTGCAAGTCGTGCGCCAACAGATGCTATGTTAGATGCAGGTATTAAACTTGGAACAGCAGCATATTCTTATAGTAAGTTAGGATAGATTATGGCATTAGACCAATATGAAAGTGATGCAAGATTAGCTCAAGTAACTTCTGTAACTGATACAGATACTAGGCAAGCTTTAATTGCATCTAAAAGTTTACAAAATCGTTTAGATCAAGTATCTGAAATGGCATTAGGTGAATTAGAACAAAGTGCTATACAAAGAGGCGAACTATATGGCGTAGAAAATTCGCCTACTAAAGAACAAATTACTAGGGCAATTCAGCAAGACCAAGATGTAAATGCTTTGTTTGCTAAGGAAGGTACAGTCTTTGGAAACAGTGCTAGAAAAGTTCAGGCAGAGTTGTTTAGACAAGAATCAATAGCTGATTTTTTAAATAAGGCAGAAATAACAAAAACAGGTATTAAAGATAAAGTTATTAGTGCTACAGAAGCCGACAGTATTGCTACAAATTTACAAGCAGATGTTGATGCAACATATGAAATATTAAAACAAATTGATCCAAAAAGTGCTGTTAAATTTAATGCACAAGCAAGCAAGATTGGATATGGTGTCGTGTCTGCTGCAAAGTTGCAAGTAGCAAAAATAGAATTAGAAAGAAAACAAGCTCAAGCTACTTTATTTAATGATAATTATCTTTCAGAATTTAAAGCTGAGTTTTTTGAAAATGGGGATATTATAAAAGCTACTATTCTAACTAAGGACATTAGAAATGATGTTATTGGAGTTAATAATGAGCTTGGAAATCCAAAAGCAAATTTAAAATTATGGAACAAAGAGAATAAAATTATACAAGATTACATTGTTGCTAAAATTGCAGAAGATAATACTGTAATGCAATTTATGGATGGTACTGATACAACATTTGATAATTTGTTAGAGGTAAGAGGTCTACGAGGAAGCAAAGAAGATATTGTAAAAAAAGTAATTGCTAAAGAAAAAGAGATGAATGATCTAACTGAAGCTTTAGACAAACAAACAAAAAAAGCAAACGAAGAAGCAGTAGACATAAATGAAACAGATTATTTTGGTGATAACACAGCAGGATTAACGCCACAAGAGTTTATAGATAAACAAAGACCATTAGGTAGGTTTTATAGTCCTGCACAAAAAGAGAAGATATTTAAACAGCCTAGCGAGGGAGAAGCATCAGTTAATCAAGTAGAAACTTTTGAAGATACATTAGATCAAATAAAAATTGGTCGTGTTGGTATAAAAGAAATAGAAGATTTATATTATAAAAAGCCGCCACAAATTAATAGCACACAATATTCAGCATTAAGAAAATCATATCGTAATCAAGATAAGTACAAAACAGGTAACGCTATTATTAAAAGAAAAATGGGTGTTGTAGGTAATGATTTAAACATAAAAAAAGAAATTAAAATACCATTAGGTAAAGCTTTAGAAACATTTGCTGAGAAAGTTAGAGAATTAGAAGAACAAGGATTACCTGTTGATCAAGTAACAATTGCAAATGATTTAATTAGTGGTGAGTTAAAAGAGTTGTATTCTGAATTGTATGATAACAATAAAAATCTTTTTATTAATTATTCAAAAAATACAATTAACAATGTTTTATCTAACGAAAGTCAATATAAAAATATTACTGTTGACGAAATTTTAAATATGAGCAATTCACAATTAGACAATTTAATAGAAGAAGTAAAAAAAGACAGTCCTACAACAAATCTTAATCTTTGGAAAACTCGATTAAAAGAATTAAAAGGATTAAAATAATGACTTCAAAACTAGATCAAATATATTTAGATAATCTTGCAGTTGATGAAGATGATGTAATAGACATAGAGGCGTTGCAAGAAAAAGCAAGAGCATCCGTTCAGCCAACTTTATTTGATTTAGGTGCAGTAAATTCTCTTGGGTATGGCATTCCTCCTGTTAATACTTTAATGAGTGAAGAAGATAAAAAGTTTGCTACACAAATTCCTCAAGCGGTAGGTAAAGGCGTTGTAATGGAAGTTGGTGGTTTAGCTGGAGATTTATTAAGTATTGCTAAAGGATTATATAATATACCTCAAGATCAAATGGATCAATTAATGGAAAAAATTAAAAATCCTGAAGCTGAACAAGAAGTAATTTCTAAGTTTGATTCCTTTATGAGAGGGTTTGATGATATAAAAGCATTAAACTTACCTCCATTACTTGGCAGAACATCAGAGGCTATTGGAGAAGATTTAACTGAAATGGGGTTTGATCCTAAAAGCGAGGCTGATTCTGAACTTAAAAAAAAAGTATTAGGGGCAGCTGAAATAAGTGGGCAAGTTGGAACGCCTGGTGTAGGATTAATTCCCTTAGTTAAAGGCGGAAAAAAAATAGTTGAAACTGTAAAAAAGTCATCTAAAACAAATAACAATATGCAAGGATTTAGTGATTCATTTAGTGATTGGTTTGATAGATCAAAAGTAGTTGACAAAGATAATCAGCCTTTAGTTTTATATCATGGTACTACCAAAACATTTGATAAATTTAAAAGGCCTAGTGAGATTAAAAATGTAAAACGAGGAGGAATAGTTGATACTGATGGTATATTTTTTAGTGCTAATCCTAACACAGCAAATACTTATGCTCGTAGACTTGGATTCGATGAAGATTTTAAAGAAGGTGCGCAAGTTAGGCCTGTTTATTTAAACATAAAAAATCCTTATGTAATTAATGATGATTCAATTCCAAATAAATTACAAAAATTTATTACTGAAATGAGAGGTAATGAGTATTTTGGAGATAGTAATAAAGTTGCAAGAAAAGATCAAATTGATAAACTTATTGAACAAGGATATGACGGAATTATAGTAAAAAATAAGCCAAAATTTATGCAAGAAAACAGAAATGAATATATTGTATTTAATGATAACCAAGTTTTATCAGCGTTGTCTGATATTGCCGAAAAAAATAAAGGTAAAAGCAAATGAGTGATTCTTTAGAACAAGATATAGACAAATTAGTAGTAGACAGTAGAGCTGTTAAAGAAGCTGCTGAAAACATTAATCCTGAAAACCCTAATCCTGTAATACAAGATAGCGTTATTACTGAGGTTAATACTGCACCTGACGATTCTACTTCGGTATTTACTGGTGAGGAAGAAAAAGTTGCTGGAATTGGAATTTTAAAGACACTTACAAAAGGTAAGAAAGTAAAAGAAGAAAAACCTCTCACAGAAAGAGAGATATTAAACAGATCTGTATTTGATAAGATTGACCCTAAAGATGGCGATTATATCGTTACTCCGTACGAACCTGTAGATGTTAAAAAAGTGCTTGAAGAAGCAAAGGATCAACCATCATCAGGTAAGCCTGCCCCTATTACAAAGCGTGGAAAAAATAAGAAAGTTCCTGTATTTAATCTTAACAACATAAATGGGCCTGAGTCCATGAAAGAATTAATTAATTACACAGGAGAGCAATCTTCTGCAAAGTTAAAAGTAATGCCTATCAAACAATTAGCTGAAGAATTAAGCACTCCTACCTTTTCTATTATTCAAGATGGCGTTCCTGTTTCTACATTTAAAACACAAGCTGGAGCTGAGGCTTGGATTAAGAAACAACCTACAAACCAAATATATGATATACAACAAAATCAATTATATTCAGAAAAGTTTATTAAGAACATATTAGATCCTAATAAGAAAACTGTTGCTGATCCTACCTATGTTAGAAAGATGTTATTAACACAAGTTAATGTTGCAGCACAAACAGATGCAATGGCTAAAAAAATAATTAAAGCAGAAGCAGATGGTACTTTAACTGTAAACATGCAAGTTGACTTTGATCAAATGTTTACTTTAATGGGTGAGTTATCTAAAGCGATTGAAGGTAGAACTGCTGACATTGGTCGTTCATTGCGCATGTTTGGTGAAGCTAGAGGAGCTACAGGAACTTTAGATAAATTAGAAATACTAGAAGCACAAGGTGCTAGTGTAAATTCTGTTGATCGAGCAAAGAAATTTTTATTATTAAATACTGTTAATGAGAAAGGTAAAGCGGCATCTATGCGTTTTGGCTCAGTTCGAGAAAGTGCAGACATCCTTGTTAAAATGTGGCAAACAACATGGATTAATGGATTACTTTCATCACCAGTAACACATATGAAAAATATGTCTGCTAACTTAGCTTATGGAATATTTCAAGCACCTACAAGATTAATGGCATCAGGTATTGGTCATATAAGAAGAGGGATAAGACCAGGAGGAGAAACAGCTATTCCAATGGATGAAGCATTTAATTTTGCTATGGATTATTTTGGCGGTATGCCAGATTCTTTTAGATTGGGGTATAAAGCTTTTAAAAACAATGCACCATTAGATGGAAGTAAAAGCAAATTAGAGTTAGAAGGCGCACAAAATGTTTTTGATAATGTAAGTTATGGAGATACAGATTTTGGTAAGAATATAAGAAAAGGCATGTCTTTGTATGGTAAGTTTATTTCATTGCCTGGTAGAGCATTAATGGCTGAAGATGAATTTTTTAAAGGATTGGCTAGATTTGCAGAATTTAAAGCATTAGCAGGTAGGGCGAAAAATGACTATGTTGATTCTTTGGTTAAGGGTGGTATGTCATTAGATAAAGCAAGAGCAAAAGGCATAACCTATTACGATGATATAGTACAAAACCCACCAGAAGATATGATAAAACAATCAGTAGAATTTTCTAAAGAGATGACTTTTACTAAAAATTTAGAAGGAACTATGGCTAAGTTTCAAAAGTTAGTTAATAAGTCTGAATTCATGAGTGCTGGGCCTGTATTAAAAATGTTTGCACCTTTTGTAAGAACACCAACAAATTTAGTAACAGAAGCTTTAAAACATACGCCAGCTCAATTCATAAATCCTAATTTTTATAAAGCAATAAAAGCTGGTGGCAGAGAAGCAGATTTAGCATTAGCTAAAGTAGGTATGGGATCAAGTGTTATGGGTGGTTTTGGATATTTAACTATGGCAGGACACATGACAGGTTCAGGCCCATCAAATAAAAAAATGAGAAAAACACTTGAAGCAACAGGATGGCAACCTTATTCATTTGTATTTGATTCAGATAAATTTGATGCAGAAGCAATAAATGAGCTTAGAACATATGGCACAGTAACACAAGGGCAAGGAAAAATATATGTGTCATATCAAGGCTTACAACCTATCTCAACATTGCTTGGTATTAGTGCCTCTATGGCCGAGTTCTTTATGGTTAATTCTTATGCAAGTTCACAAGGATATAATGACCAAAAATTAGCAGATGAAATAGTTATGGCAAGTATTATGAGTGGTTATGACATTTTTTCTGAAATGCCTATGTTAGATGGGTTAGGTAATTTAATGAATGTTATAGGATCTGGAGAAGATCAAAGAAGTGCTTTAAGGTCGCTTAAAAAAATGGGTGAAATAATGTCTGAATTTGCTATACAAGGTTCACCAATTGGGGCATATCAAAGTGGTAAGGCTACAATAGAAAGATACTTAGATCCTACTATTAATACTTTTTTACCTGGTGAGGGCGAAACTCCTTGGGATGCTTCTATCAAAAAATATAAATCACGCTTACCTTACTATAGTAATGAAGTACCACCAAGATTAGATCCACTATCAGGTCAAGAAGTAACTGTTGGAAAAGGAAACTTTTACGAAATGTTTAGTCCTTTTAAATTATCAACAGGCAAATACATAGAGGGTTATCAAACATTAATTGATTGGAATGTAGAAGTATATGTTCCTCCATTTAGAAAGAATGGTTACGAATTTACAGCAGAACAATATAATACATGGATTGAAATTGCGACTAATGGAGGTCAATTGCAATCAGATGTTATGGATATGGGAGCTAAGTTTGATACATCATATGATGTTGGCGCAGTACAGTCTAAACTTAAATCAGTAATGTCAAAAGCATATAGTGAAGCTTATAAAGAACTTAAAGAAATATATCCTGAAATTCAAGACTATGAAGATGAGCTAGAAATTAAGGAAGAAGTGTTAGGAACAACTAGATATTAATTAATAACAAGAGATATCATTTAGTAGAATTTAGTAAACATTGTAGGTAAAATAAGGCAGAGGATTATAAATTATGGCAATTGACATTTCAGCAACAACAAGGCGTATCGTCTATACTGGTTCAGCAGGCACTGGCCCGTATTCTTATGCGTTTAACATATTAGTAAATACTGATCTAGCCGTATACTTTAATGATACAGAGCTAACACTAACGACTGATTATACAGTAGCTATTAGTGCTGATGGTACAGGTAGTGTAACTATTGTTGTAGGTGGTAGTGCAAGAGTTCCAAGCACACCAGATGCTGATGATCGAATAACTATTGTTGGTGATAGAACCATACAAAGGACTACTGACTTTACGACAGGTGGCCCACTCTTTGCTGCATCACTGAATGATGAGCTAGACAGTCTTACTATCTTTACCCAACAAAACCTAGAACAATCTAATCGATCACTTCGTGCGCCAAACACAGATCCTACTACAGTCAACATGGAGTTGCCTGACAATACATTGCGAGCTAACAAAACATTAGCATTTGATGCTAGTGGTAACCCTGTTATTGGTGAGCTGATTGGTGACTATCGTGGTGATTGGGCAGCAAGTACAGCATACAACAAGCGTGACTTAGTAAAAGATACATCAACTAGCAACATATTCATGGCTAACACTGCTCATACATCGAGTGGTTCACAACCATTAACAACGAATACTGATGCAGCTAAATGGGATTTAATTGTAGATGCAGCTACGGCTGGAGCAAGTGCAACTGCTGCTGCGGCTAGTGCGACTGCTGCGGCTGCGAGTGAAACTGCTGCGGCATCAAGTGCTACTAGTGCTGCAACATCTGCGACTACAGCAACTACAAAAGCAGGAGAGGCTTCTACATCGGCAACTGGCGCAGCATCCTCTGCTACTTCAGCAACAAGCTCTGCAAGTACAGCAACAACTAAAGCATCAGAAGCAAGCACTTCTGCAACTGCCGCTGCCTCTAGCGCAACAGCAGCCGCTTCATCAGCAACTAGTGCGACTAGTTCAGCATCATCAGCTACCTCTTCAGCATCAACTGCGACAACAAAAGCAAGTGAGGCAAGTGCATCAGCATCAACTGCTACGACAAAAGCAAGTGAAGCTGCAACTTCCGCCACTGCTGCTGCGACCTCTGCAACTGCTTCAGCTACATCGGCTACTGCATCTGCTAGTTCAGCGACTGCATCTGCCGCAAGTGCCGCTGCCGCTGCCGCAACTAAAGATAGTATTGATGAGTTCTACCTTGGCGCACAATCATCTAACCCAACAGTAGATAATAATGGTGATGCAGTTACCGCAGGTGATTGGTACTTTAATACAACAAGTAATGAAACAAGAATATACAATGGATCAGCTTGGCAAGTAACAGCCGTATCAACTGCTGGATTACTTACTTCTGCTAATAACTTATCTGATGTTGCAAATGCAGGTACATCTAGGACTAACCTTGGATTAGGAACTGCTGCAACTACGGCAGCCACTGCGTATGTAGCTCAGACAGGAACAACAGCATCAGCGACAGTGCCAAATGGAACAACTGCACAAAGAGATGGATCTCCAGCAAATGGTATGTTTAGATACAACTCTACTCTCAGTGAGTTTGAGGGATATGCCGCAGGAGCATGGGGTTCTATTGGAGGTGGTGCATCAGCAGGTGGTGCTATCTATGAGAACACAGACGATATTACAGATAACTATACTTTAACTACAGGATCGAATGGCATGTCAGTAGGGCCTATAACTATAGCAGCCACAAAGACAGTTACTGTTCCTTCTGGACAACGATGGGTGATATTATAATATGGCTACAATAATTAATGCAGATACAAGTAACGGATTAAAATTAACCTCTGATACAAGTGGTAATTTAAACCTACAATCAGCAGGCGCAACGATTGCTACAGTTAGTTCTACTGGTTTAGCAATGGCTAGTGGTAAGACTTTAACAGGTGATGCAGTTGTTACAGGTAAAGTTTTAAAACAAACAAGTCTAACAAATACAACAAGGACAGCTTTACCAACCTCCGCTGATTATTGGCTTAGTTTTGGTAATATAACAAAAAATTCAGCTACTTCTAATTTAATTATTACTGCTTCTATTGCAGGTTTTGGAAATTATTCTGGAGTGTCAGGAGCAGGTATTAGAATTGATACTACATACCTATATCAACCTTATACTTATAATGGTACTGGTAGTACCTCTAATACTCATCATCTTAATCTTGATTTTGGCACTATGGGTGGTGCAGGAAGTAAGACTGTTTATTGGGGATGGAAACCAGCTAATGGCGTTACTTCAGGAAAGCCTTTTAGTGTACTAAATCCAACTTCAACTGATGAAGCTAGGTATCAGAATACAAGGTCGACAATAACAGTTTGGGAGGTAGAAGTATAATGGCTTTATTTGATGATGTAGTAAGTAAGTTTGATAATTTTAAAGGATATGAAGGTAATCCACCAACAACAGAAAAAGAATACAATGCTTTAGATTGTTGGAAAAATTTATCAAAAAAACCTGCTTGGGAAACAATTTTATCTAATATAGCTTTAGAGAAGATAAAAGCTTTAAGAGAAAAAGAATATCCGCCTCATGCAGATTATTTAGATGGTATTGTAAAAGGTGATGATGCTCAAGTACAAAAATATATAGATGATTGTTTAGCAGTAAAAGCTAAATACCCAAAGGGAGATGAGTAATGGCTGATATAGTATTAACAGGCGATACCTCTGGAGCTATTACAGTTGCAGCACCAGCAGTTGCTGGAACTAATACACTTACATTACCTGCAAGTACAGGGACTATAATTACAGATACTGCACCTAAAGCTGGAAATATAATACAAGTAGTTCAAAATACAAAAACAGATAAATTTTCTACCACTACAGTTTTAACTTCTACCACAGAAATAACAGGAGCAAATGCGACTATTACACCTAGTGCTTCTAGTAGTAAAGTTTTAGTTATGATTAGTGGTGCTTTTGGTGTTTCTACAAATAATTATGGTGTAGCTTTACAACTTAAAAGA